ACATCGCCGTCTCGAAAGCATCCCGCGTGTCGTACACCGCCCATGCGCCGTCCACCAGAATACGCGCCCGCTCCAGGTCGCATTGAATCAACGCGCCCATGCGGTAGTTGCCATTCGGGCCAGTCGTTATCATCCGCACGGTTCTCAGTGCATCCGTTCCCATCGGGTGATACCTCGCCTTAATCGCCTGTGAACACATAGAGCGTTCCCACAGCCGCCGCCGTCGATTGCGTCAAGACGATCTTCAACCGCTCATTCACAATCGGCAGTCTTCCCCGCAACTTCGATGCCGCACTTGCCGACGTAAAGAGCACGGTCCCACCAGTTGAACTTTTGAGCGTCCCAACCGGCAACCAAAATACGGCGGCAGTACCGAGCGCCGTCAGGAAATATGAGATGCCCGTTTCCGCGCCCGTCACGGTGATCGTCTCCGCCGTTGCCAATGGCTTTGACGTGGACGGCTTATAGTAAAACGCACTCAAGCAGCCCGTCACCGGGTCCGCCGTGTAAGCCGTTGAGCCGCCCGCCGCCGTGCTCCCGGCGAGGCTCACGAGTTGTCTCTGAAAGTAGGCCATTTACGTGCCTCCATCCTTCATCCAATTTCGTATCACGTGGTCAGTGTTTTCCAATGCGCCGATGAGCTGGAACTTTGTCTGCGACCACTTCGCCAACTCCTGGTCGCATTGCTGCAACCGCCCAATGAGTTCCTGCTTGCGGAGCCGCATGCTCTGAGTAAACGCCACCATGACGCCGCTGTTGTAGCCGTACAGCCCAGCGGCCTTGAGAAGATGCGCGGCGTCGGGGACATAGACGAGAATGCCCAGCCCCCGCGCCACGCCCAGCCAATACTCGCACGAGGGCCGTTGATCGCCGTACTCCGTATCGACGGCCATGTCCACGCCGTACACGTGGATTTCCTTGAAGCCCATCATGATCGCCAGAGCGATCATGTAACTGATGGAGTTGGTGAAGTACGATGTACGGAAGTGAGAAATCACTTCCTCAATCGGATATCTCACGCCTGCCGGTATCTCTGCTATCGCTTCCAGCATGAACACGGGCTTGTCTTTGATTTCCGCAAGCCATTTGAAATGCGCCTCATCCCGGTGCTGGCAGGTCAGAGATTCACGCGGATGCATCTCGAACCAACGGTCGAAACGCTCCATCTGCTTGTGAAGGTCGTTAAGCCCCCACAACTCGAAACTCTCGTCCTTCATCGGTGCGAGATTCTTGGTTTCCGCAAACCCCACGATTGCCACGCGGTCTTTCGTGCGAACGAATGCCGGAAGTTCAGGCAAAGACACGATGCACTTCCTCCTTTAGCTGCTTCCAACCGAACCGACGTTGGACATGATGACGTACTTGGTTGCTGAAACGCCCAGGAGGATTACCGCATCCTCGATGGCGTTGAAGGACAACTTGGTATCAGCCGCGTTGAACGTGAAGGCCGTTGTCAAACGCTGTACGACGCGGATGGCGGTCGAGCCGCCGGTCACGCAGATATGCTTGACCGTCCCAACGCCAGGGGCCGCGATGTTGTAGGTCTTCGCGGCGGTGGAGGCGATGATCGTCAGGCCGTAATTGGTGATCGTGGACGCCGTTGACGCGGTAGTCACCGGCAACAGTACGTATGCGCCCGACTCGATGTCGATGTATCCGCCAGATGCGAGGTCAACGTGCCCTCCCGACTCGATGTCGATGTCAGCGCCACTTTCGATGTCAATGCCGCCACCGGATTCAACGTCCAGCGCGCCGCCCGACTTGAGATTAACTGCGCCGTACAGGTCCACAACGCCGGAAGAGCCAACCTCCAGCGTTTTTCCGCCTTGCAATACGTGGATAACGGCGTTGTAGGAAGTGTCTTCCGCCATTGTGTTTTCCTTTCAATTGCGGGGCGGTCCGTGATGGACCGCCCCGCCCCGTCTGTTACCCCGACTACGTGGTCGGGCTGATTGCGATGGTCGTGTCGTAAATGTGACGCCCCGTGCTCTGAGTCACGGGCGAAAGCCGGTTCGGCCCGTACTGCAAAGCGTACACATCTCCCACGACGCAGTTGGCCGCAGCGATGGTGAGGATGGGCCACAGGTAAGCCCACTTGGGCTTCACGATGTCCAAGATGAACACTTTGCCTTGCCCCGCCGTAGTAGCGGTCGTATTGGTCACGGTCGCCGACGGCGTGAGCGTAGTCGCCGCTGTGCTCGTGGTGGATGCGCACCCCTTCACGGTCAGCGTGATATCCGAGTTTGCAGTCACCGCGCCCAGCGTCACCATGAAGGCCACCCCTTCAAACCCGCACGTGGTAATCATGCTCCCGGTGCTGTCGGTCGTTCCCGCAGTGCGGGCCGTCGTGCAACGGGTGACTTGAACATTGTTGACGAAACTTTCCATGATTGTTTCTCCTTTCCGGCCTAAGCCAATTTCATGCGACGGAACGCAGCGGCCAGGACCGGCATGCCGTCACATTCGGAGCGGATGATGAAGCCGACCTGGTTGGTGGCCGCATACAACTCATCCAGGCGCTGGATGTCCATCGTCAAAGAGTCCAGAATCCAGTACCATTGCAAGTTGCCGAACAGGCCGACGTATAGGCCGGTCGTGAACGTGGACGGGCAGTACTCCGAAACGTTGATCGGGTACGAGTCCAACGTCTGGGGCATTCCCGCCGCCAGCCCCGGCTGCCAGAGCCACTGACCGTCGCCGGTCTTGAGCTGCCGCAACTTCTTGAGCGCAAGGCGGTGGAAGTACCACTCCGCGCCCGCGAGATACTGCCCCGCGATGGAGCCAGTAATCTCGAAGACGTTCTCCGGTCCAATCGCCGTGGTGGTATTGCCAGTTGAAATGTCATGCGTGGAGTTCGCCGGGATGCCGTTTGCATTGCCGACGAACACGCCCAAGGGCTGAGCCGCGCCCGTACCGTTGAAGAACGCATTCTCCTGTACGGTCGAGTTCTTGTAGGCGAGGTTATCACGCACGATGCTCTCAACGTTCAACGCCGATGCCCGCAGCAACTTGCGAGATACCTTGATACCCTTGGTCAATTGATGCGTGGTGAGTTCACGCTTTCCGAAAGACATTGTGCTGTCTTCCGAGAAAGCGCCGATCTCAGCCGTCCATGCCAAGTCTGCAACATCATTGTCCAGCGCCGGAGCGCCGATACTGTCACCCGTGGAAATGGAAATCTGCTTCGCCTTCTGCCGGAAGAGCATGATGTTCTTCAACGCGGCGATGAGTTCGGTAGCGAACTGCTGCGGGACGAGATACCCGCCGCCCGTGTTGCTGTCCGCCTGCAACGCACGCATTTCAGGCGCGACATTCCCGCCGACGAGGAAGGACCGAAAGTCTTTCGAGTACTTCTCGCTCGTGCGGTACTCCACCGGCTCAACTGGCTGATTCGCGGGCTTCACGTTTTGATCCGCCGGAATGCTGCGGATTTCCGAGAGTTGCTTTTCGCGGGCCGCAACTTTATCGGCGCGGTCGGCGGCGTCAACGATCTCGGTGATCTCGTCAACGCGGGTATTCAGCTTGTCGAAGTTCTGCTGTTCGTCCACGGTCCAGGCACGCTTGGCCTTCGTCACCGTGTCAGTGAGTGCTCGCATCTCTCCAACGAGACGCAGCCGCTCCCCAATCAATTCTTTGATGTTATCCGCCATGGGAAACACCTCTTTCCAGGATTGTGCTTTGCATTTCGACGATTCTGGAATTGACGATTGCTTGCCGGTCCACCGGCGGCTCCGTCTCTTCCGGCGCGGGCGGGTCCACCCGTGTCGCGCCTGCATCGGCTTCATGCTCTGCGAATACTTCGTCCGCAGTGCGGACGCTTACACTCGTTGTTGGGTAGGCCGGAAACGTCACCGGGCTTACGTCCATGATCCGCAACTTCTTGAGCGTGCGGAAGGTGTGGCCGTCCAGCCGCTTCCATTCCTCATCATCTTTGCCGGGGCGCATGAACGTAAACGATTGCTGGCTCACGTCACCGCGCTTAATCAACTCCATCAAGTCCCGCGCCTGAGTCGTGTCCGGCAAATCCACCTCCATGTAGAGGCCGGTTGCATCTTCGGCAAGCCGCAACGTCTTGTTGCGCGTGCGGCCCAGCACGTAAGAGGGGTTGTGATTGAATAGCGCCGCGATATCGTCGCCCGCAATCGTGTCCCGAAACGCGCCCGGTTGAATGCTCTCAGTAAATCCGCCGATGTCCGTCGGCGTGTTGAATACCGCCGCATGTCCGGCAATCCGGCGCGGCGCATCGTTCATGACGCGCAATTCCATCGGTATGGACCGGCGCTCAATCTGTGGCGCGGCGTTCTTGTGCTCGCCTTTGAATTGCTTCATGCACACGGCGGACCGCTGCTTCTCATCGGGAAACTCATCCATCATGGCCTTGGCGCTCATGCACCGTTCCATAAACTTCTCTTTCATTTCGCCGTCATGCGGCATCGGCATGGGCATGTTAATTACCTCTCGTTTCTGCGAGTTCCACCATCGCGCCATTGTCCAGATATTCAAGCGCGGCGGGGACGCCCGCGATATTCTTCATGCGTGAATCCAGCGCAAAGAGATGCCGTGCCGTAAGCGTTGCGACTTCGCCCGTGCTGCCCATGGCCGCGTATGCGGGTGTGAGCGCACTGTGCGCGAAGTCTTCGATGATGCCGCGCTGCTTGATCCACCAGGCGTCAAACGCCGTCTCATCCGCGCTCTTGATAAACCGCCTGCTCCCGTCCGCAATGTCCTGCCGTTCGCGCTTGATGATCCGTTGCGCCGCGTCCAGTAGCACCGGGCGCATCCGCTCGCCCTGAGGAGTTTTCTCCGGCTGCGATTGCGTCACCGGCTCTTTCGCTTTCTCGGTTTGCTTCCTGGCGATCTCTTCCACCATCGTCAGAGGTACGTAGTTTGCCGGGACAAGCCGCACGTCGCCGCCCGCAACCTTGTTGCGGTCCATCAATTCCAGAACATCATTGATGCAGAGTGCGCCATGTTCCAGCGCACTCGTGAACTCATCCCATCTATCTCCGGCGTTGCCGCGCAAAATCGCGTCAGCGTCAAACTTTGCGTAGTACACGCTGCGGTCTTGCACGGGTATCAGGTCGCGGCTGATTGCCTGTTCAATGCTCACGATGATCGGCAGCATCGCCTCGGTGTAGAACAAGTCCTTTTGCTCCTTGAGGTTGCCCCACGTAGCGCGGCCCATTTCATTGATCTTGTAGGGCGGGATACGCCAGATAGATGCAATCTCACCGCGCTTGAATTGCCGCGACGCCAGCATTTCCGCATCTTTCAACGGCATTCCGAGAACCTTGACATCGGTGCCATACTCCACGATGCCGAGCCGGTGCGCGTGCTCTGTACCCTGATGCCGGTCTTCAAAGGCTTCGCGAAGATTCTTGATTGCTTGCTCTTTCAGCGGCGGCGCACCGATAGGGCGCGACAGGATGAAGTCAGGCCGTGCGCTGTTGCTCCAAAAACGCGAAGCATAATCTTGCGCCGCCATTGCCTCGCCGATGGAGTTACGCAACAGCGCAACCGGCGACTGCCCCGTCACGCCGTCAAGTACCAAGTTCTTGACGTGAAAGATTTCATCGGAACGGAATAGTCGCTCACCGGCGCTCGGGTCGCGGTAGGTGTATTCCAGTTTTCCCTCTTTGCGCTGGACCGTCATCTTGCCGGGATACAGCGGCCATAGCGCCCGCAACCGGCCGCCTTGATCCATGATCTTTTGCGCGTAGGCGTTGCCCCACAGTGCACGCGAGGCGACGATGAATGACCAAAACTCGGAAGCCGTATGCTCCTCGTTGGGAGCATCATGCACGAGCGTATAGAGGAAATACTCACGTGCCCGGCTTCGATTGCCTTCCTCGTCACGCAACAGGATATGCCCCGGCAGAATTGCAAACGACTCCGCAAGAATCTTCACGCATGAGTAGACCGTCTCAAACGTGAGCGCGATTGCCTCGTCAACATCGATGCTCGACGCCGTATCGCGGCCCGACGAAAATAGCCGCCACGCTTCGGCGTTGGCGGGATGCATCACCGCCGTCTTGAATGCGCGAAGGCTCACTTCAACATTCGTGAAGGGGATTCTCATACGAACACGATCCCCCTTTCATCGCCGACTTCAGTGTTGAGCATCGCCCGCGATAGCGCCATGATGAGCGCGACGATGCCGTCGATCTTCTCCGTACTCGTGCTCTTGTCTGGCTTGAGGTTGCCCGCCGGGTCCGTCCGGGCGCTCACATTGTCGGCCATCCAGGCCAACACCGGATCGCCGCAATGATTCAGT